AATGTATCGAGGTACTCATTTCAGTAAATTAACGCATTCACAAATAGCGGGCGACGTTGCGTACTTAGAACAATACTTTTCATTTATTGACAACTCGAATTTGTACAAACCCGAACAAATTTTAGACCTATTCAAACAAAGCGGGGCTAAAGTTGGGCTTATTGATCCATTTACTGGCCTAGACCGCGAAATGAGCTTCGCTGGGAACTACGAATTTATGAATACTGCACGTCAATTTGTCAATAAAACGGGCATGACTATCTACATAAACACGCACCCGAATACTGAAAGCGGCCGAAGCGGTAACCTATATACTGAGGGCGAATTAAAGGGACATTTGAAAGCCCCCTTAAAGGACGGAATTGAGGGTGGCAAGGCCTTTTTGAACCGCTGCGACGATATGCTAGTAATACACCGACTAATTAAACACCCCGAATATAAATTTAAAACGTGGGTAAACGTCGAGAAAGTTAAAGACACCGAAACGGGCGGTAAGCATACCGAAATTGACTACCCAGTAGTTTTTGATTTTAATAGCGGTCTTGGTTTTACAATTAACGGAATCGACCCCCTACGTAAACACCGACCAAAAGACATACAAAAAACAATAACCGACGGCATTATGTCAACAAGCCAAAAATTACGCAACTTAAATACTTTTTAACTATGAAAAATTTTGATTTATTCGGAAACGAAATAGTAACCGACCCAATTTTAAGGGAACAATTTATAGAACCACCTTTTAGCGTGTTAGACACAAAAAGCGGTAATTGGCAAAGACGAAAAAAGCTTTGGGCGTCTTTGGGGATTAAGAGCGAAATAGGCCGAAATAGTTCGGTAATAAACATGGACACTACCAAAAAAGAAAATAACACGGCATCTTATGTTTCTATTTTTGACCCCGCATTGTGTGAGGTTCTTTATAAATGGTTTTGTGTTGACGGATTAGAAATATTAGACCCTTTTGCTGGTGGTTCTGTTCGTGGTATTGTAGCCAATAAATTAGGCTATAAATATACGGGTATTGACATAAGACAAGAGCAAATAGATAGCAACCGAGAACAAGCCATAGAAATTTTGGACGTGGATAACCAACCAAATTGGTACGTTGGCGACTCGAACGAAGTTTTAGACGGATTTACAAAAACATTCGATTTTATTTTTAGTTGCCCACCTTACGCCGACCTTGAGGTTTATAGCGACTTAAAAGGTGATATTTCAAACATGCCGTATATTGAATTTATGAACGCATACGAAAGCATAATTGAAAAAAGTTGTAATTTATTAAAGGTTGGTGGTTACGCTTGTTTTGTAGTTGGTGAAGTACGCGACAAAAAAGGAAATTATATTGGTTTTGTACCCGACACAATTCGCGCGTTTGAAAAATGTGGCATGAAGTTTTACAACGAAGCTATTTTATTGAATGCAATAGCTAGCGCCTCAATGCGTGCAAATGGAAACATGAAAAGTCAAAAGCTTGTCAAAGTACACCAAAACATTTTAGTATTTAAAAAATCATAAACATGGAACTAGGAAAAATAAAAAGCATTACAATTGGTAATCTTACATATCATTATGAAAATGACATAAACGAAATAAAAGAAAATAAATGCGACGTTACAATTCATTTTGATGAAGAACAAATAAAAAAATATATTGAAAAGCAAAAAGAAATTTTGTTAGGTAATCAAAAAGTGAAATTTATAAAACTTTAAAATGGAACTGGATCTAAAGATTTTATGGGCTAAGAACACTATTTGGGTAGTCCGCGAACGAATTAAAAACGTACGCTTAAAACTCGAAAAGGACAAGCCCGACGCAAAGGACTACATTAACGGCGGTAAAGACAGCGAAGAAATGCTACTAAAAACCGAACTTGTTTTAATCGAAATGCAAAACGAAATAATAAGTTTGAACCGAGAGTTAAACCAACTAGCTAGACGAAACGCTCAATTAAGGGTGGCTTACGACGAACTTAAAAACGAACTAAAATTTAAAAACGTTGAGTTATGAAAACACCGCTACAAAAACTTATTGAACAACTAGATGAACGCATAGAAAAAGCGCGTGAATTTGCAAAAAAACAAGACTACGATGGTAAAATTTTAGCATTGACTTTAACGGCTGGCTTCATGGAATCAAAACAATTTGCCGAAAATTTACTTGAATATGAAAAAGAACACTTAGCTAAATTTGTTACAACATACCATGACTCATTGTTTTATGTCCCATTGAATAAAAACGGCGAGGCCCATAGAATAGTCGACCTAATTTTAAGCGGTGAAGTAAAGCCAAGAATAGAAGTTAATCGACAAATTCTTACGGACTTAGTAAAAGGTTGTTGCCCAGCTTATAAATACTTTGAACATAAATTATTTTTAAAGGCTGGCTTTAGCTATTCGGATCAATACGGAAATTATAGTTATTCTAGTTTGGATAAATTAACCGAAGACGAACTAAGTGAAATTTACGAAATATGTAAAAAATCAAAATAGTTATGACACGCTGTAAAAATTGTAAAGACAAGTTTGAACCGATACGCTTTAATCACAAATTTTGTTTAAAAGACGAATGCGTTAGGGCCTTTGTAGAAGAAGTAAAGACGGCTCAATGGAAAAAGACTAAGGTAAAGCTAAAAAACGACCTTAAAACGACAACAGACTGGCTTAAAGAAGCCCAAAAGGTATTTAATACGTTTGTTCGTCTTCGGGATCAAGGTAAGCCTTGCGTAAGTTGTGGCGGTTGTTTAGGTGAAAAGTACGACGCGGGGCATTATTTCAGCATGGGCGGACATAAAGCCGTCACTTTTGACGAAGACAACGTACATGCGCAATGTGTAACGTGCAACCGATACAAACACGGGAACCTTTTAGAATACCAAATAGGCATAGAAAAGCGAATATGCGCGCAAAGGTTACTAGAATTGCACGAAAAAGCCCACGAAACGCGCAAGTATACACCCGACGAATTGAAGTACATAATACACACGTACAAAGAAAAAATTAAAATTTTGCAAAAAAATAGTTTGAATTGAAATATAATAACTATATTCGCATATAACAAAAACGCAACGCTATGAAAAATGTGTTTAAAAAATGTAAGACAAAAGCAGACTTAATGAAGGATTCACGTTTAGTGAATGGAGTTGAGTGGTGTCCTTACGAATGTGTTTGGGAAGGTTGGTTAAAGGCAGGCTATCAAGCCTATAGAAACGAACAACATTCAATAATTGAGCCAACTATTGAAGATTTCTGCAGAGTTATGAACGGTGTTCAGCTTTGGGAAAATGACCCTGAATTAATTTAATTTTAACGGGGGGTGCGCATCCGTAACGCACGCAATAATTAAACGCTATGAAAAATTTATTTAAAGCGCTTGCGGCTTTTCAGCAAGAAGTTCCAGTAATCCACAAAGGAACGCAAGGGTTTGGCTATTCTTACGCCGACTTACCCGCAATTTTTGACAAGATTAACCCGTTACTAAAGAAACACGGGCTAGGCTTTACCCAAATGCTAGACACTAAAGAAGGTATTGACTACATTGTAACGCTTATTTTCCACGTAGAAAGCGGAGAGAACCTAGAAAGTAAGGTAGCAATACCGCACGTAACGCTTAAAGGTATGAACGACTTTCAAAGCTTCGGTTCGGGGGTTACATATTACCGACGCTACGCCCTTAGTTCGTCTTTAGGACTTGTCACGGACAAAGATACGGACGCAAGCGGTGAACAAGTAAAGACCAAGCCCGCTATTGATACAAAGCGCTTTCAAGACGCGTGTAAAGCAATTGTAGACGGCAAAGTAACCAAAGAAAAGATAACGTCTAGCTTTACTTTAACCGAGTCACAAACCGAAATGCTCGAAGCCCTATGAATACTTTTAGAGTTCGATGCTCAGCACTTGGAAAAGTAATGACTTCACCGCGTTCAAAAAGCGAAATACTAAGCCAAACGGCTAAGACCTACGTCGAAGAGCAAGTATTACAAGCAAAATACGGAATAGTCAAAACGTTTAATTCACGTTACACCGACAAAGGTAACCTAGTCGAAGACGAAAGCATTAAATTAGCTAGCGACGTCCTAGACTTGGGTTTTCTTTACAAGAACGACGAACATTTTAGCAATGACTGGGTAATGGGTACGCCCGACGTAAACACGGACGACATTCTTCTAGACGTAAAAAGTTCTTGGGATGCTACGACTTTCCCGTTCTTTGCTACGGAAATACCGACTAAAGACTATTACTACCAATTGCAAGGCTATATGTGGCTCACGGGTAAACAAAAAAGTTTACTAGTTTACTGCTTAGTCAATACACCGCTAGACATGGTTCAAGACGAATTAAGACGCGCGCACTGGAACGCTAATCTTTTAGAAGAAAGCCTCGGTCTAAT